GGCAATGGTTTGGGAATCCGTGTTCGCAACTTCGGCGTGGCCCGTAACGCTCTCGATGTTGTCCCTAACTCATCGATCACCAATGCGTACATGGCAGCAAACTCGATCAGCACCAGCAACATTCAAGACGATGCTGTGACGGCTGCAAAGCTGGCCGACAACTCGGTGTTCACTGCTGCTCTTCAAAACGATTCAGTCACTCAAGCAAAAATTGCGGATGATGCTGTTGGAAACGATCAGCTGGCTGTCAACTCTGTTGGTACAGCTGAATTGATCACTAGCGCAGTGACTACGCCCAAGATTGCAAACAACGCGATCACCAGTGAAAAGATTGCTAACGCTGCTGTGGACACGGCTGCTCTTGGACTCAATGCCGTGGCTCTCACCAATATGAAAGGTGTTGCTTTCACTGGAGCTGGTGTCGAGCGTCTCCTTCACATTGCTGCAAGCGGGGAACTCACTGCCAAAAGCTTGAGCAACATTGGCTTTGGCGGCGCAGTTTCAGCCAACTTGGACTTTACGTCTACATACAAGTGTGTAAACCTTGGCGCACCAACTTCTAGTGGAGATGCGATCCGCATTGCAGACGTCTTTGATGGAGCGCAAATCGCAAATGGATGGAATGTTTCCACGCCGTATAGCACTGCCCGTCGCCACTTGATGTTTGGAACTTGCTCATACAACAATGCGACACTTTCGGGTTCTCCAGATATCGGAACTTATTTCAGCCTTGCAGGAACTGGACTTGCAAACCTCAGTGTTCAATCTGGATATGGCACATGGCTTGTGCTTTATCTCACTTTCAACAACACTGGAGCTTTAGTGAAATCTGGAGTTTCTCAAGTAACAGCTGGCGGTGCAGCTTTGGACTTGAGCGATACATCTGGTAGCACGACTTTCTTCGTTGCCATGAGGTACTCATAATGCCACTCAACACAGTTCAAGCCGTCATGAGCACAGGTCTCTTGCAGACTTCAAACAACCTGTCTGAGATTCGACCATACACAGATCAGCTTTTGGCTGTGGGCGACATCAAGTTGATTCCAGCAGCCACTGCTCCGAAAGGCTGGCTGGCTTGTAATGGAGCTTCCGTGAGCAAGACCTCATATGCAGACTTGTTCACTAAGCTCGGAACAACCTTTGGAGGATCTGGCTCAAACTTCAGTCTTCCAAATATCTCTGCTCCAGTGGCCAACACCCTGTACATCATCAAAGCATTCGAGTACGAGCCATGAACGAAGAAATCCTCTTGGCTCTTGGACGCCTTGAGGGCAAGGTTGACGCAATGATGACTTCCTTGCGACTTCAGGAACAAGAGCTGAAAAATCTAGACAAGCGGATTCGAGAACTCGAACAAAGCAGAGCGTGGATGCTTGGAGCAGCTGCGATTATCTCTCTGCTTGCTGGCATGATCGTCAAGATGGTCCCTTTTAAGGATTGACACAAACATGAACGTGCATCTCATTGCTTCTGCGATTGACGGGTCTTCTACTAGTACTGTTGGTCCTGCTTACTCTCTAGTTGAGGCTATGCGGGACAACAACAACCGAAACAACATCGGAACAGTTCAGATGGTCCATGTGACTGGTTCCGGAGCAACGATCAAGGTCCAAGGAAGTGCTGACGGTGGTACAAACTGGATTGACTTGGCTACAGGCATTACAGCCTCGACTGGAAAGACGTTAGCTCTCATGCCACACCTTCGTGCAGCTGTTACTGGAGCGGGAACTGGAACTGTTTCGGTGTACATCGTTCAATAAGGAGCTGAAATGGCTTTTCCAATCGTTGTCATCGACAGTTTCATTGTGTCCACAAGAGCTGCGGCAACAAGTTGGAACCTTTCAGCAGGACTTGTTCCGGCAGGTGGAACTGATTTTACCTTGAATAGTGGTTCGGCAACTTTTACTGGAACCTTTGCAGCTAACGCAAACGAGTTTTCAGTAAACAGTACAAACCAGTTGACCGGAATCAATCAGCCAATTTCAATTCGTGTTGTAAACATCACGAACATCACAGGAACGACTGTATATGTTCGTGTTTCAGACGCTGCATTGACATCTACTGCTTTGCAGACTTCACGAGCTGGATGGCAAACAGTTGGTGTCGGTTCAATGATTAACATTGAAAAAAATCAGAGACTGAATGTTGGGGTATTCAAAGAAGCCCACGACAACTCAGTCACAGTTACGTTTTCAAACGCCTCAATCAATCCGGTAACCGTACTTGGATCTGGATACGTCTTCAACTGAAAGTCAACCATGAAACACCTTGTTGTCTTCACAGCTTTTGACAGGACCACAAGCGATGGTCTTTCATTTGCCTTGTCTTCTACACTTGAAAGACAGCCGACTAATGGGGTTGTTCCTGATTACTTGAACTGGCTTAACATCTATACCCAAGTTGGCGGACCATACGGGTATACCTACCAACGAGTTACAGGCACGTCTCAATCCATCAATTTGAAGTTGTCTACAACATTAGGTGGAATGCAACGATTTGTTGGTTCAGACATCATTGATGTCCTTGCAGGAACTGCAACTTGGACTGCTACAGCATCAGGAACAACTTTTTCCGTGCCTGTAAATAGTTATGTTGCCCTTAGAGCTGTAGCCACAAAAACAGGCGTTACTGGAGTGTCTATTTTGAACGCATCCGACAACGATACTGTTCTTGACACACTCAATGTGACGGTAGGAACTAATCCAGCTCCTCCTGAATTCAATCCAACAGGAGAGTTTTCCGCCTACGGAACTGGGTGGGCTTGGATGGCAGCGGGAACAACTACAAGTCAGGTTTATTCGACTTCAATGGGATTTTCACAACTCATCGGGTCTTATACATTTAGTGATCCGGGTGATGATGACATCGCAAACACTCCACCAATTTTCTTCGGGTCTCCGTCATCTCCATCAACATTGGATACTGGCAAGATTTGGAATGTTTACGACTACGACAATGCCAAACCAATGATTTCTCTTAGACCATCTAGCGTGTTTGGATCAAACAACAGAGCTGCTGCTTTTATCGCTCAGTTTCCAAACTCATACTTGAAGGTCTATTACGGAGCTCCGAATACCTACGGAAACAACTACAGGGTTTTTACAAATCCTCGTATTTTGAACGGTGAAAACAATGTTCCACAAGCCAACTACGTCATGTGGACAGCTTCAACAGGTTTTTCGGTAAATCCATTAGCTACAAGTCAAGCTTTCCGGATTGAACTTTACACCTCGTGATCTCATGGACGAACTCTTCAAACAACTCCACAATGCCCTAGGGGCAGAACTGCTGAACCGGATTCAATCCGGAGAAGCTAGTCCTGCTGACCTGAATGTGGCTAGGCAGTTCCTGAAGGACAACGGCATCGATGCCAACATGAAAGCATCAGAGCCACTCCTGAACCTTGCCAAGGTCATGCCCTTCGACCCAGATGAGGAGGAAGCCGCATGAGCGAGGCACAGGACAAGCTCAAGGACTTCCGCAACTTCGTGTGTCTTGCGTGGGATCACCTTGGGCTTCCTGAGCCTACGCCCGTGCAGCTGGACATTGCCAAGTTCCTACAGAAGGGTCCACGGCGTCGAGTCATCCAAGCGTTCCGTGGGGTGGGAAAGAGCTGGCTAACCAGTGCATATGTAGTCTGGAGACTGCTGCACGACCCGACCCTCAATGTTCTGGTCGTGTCTGCCTCCAAGCAACGAGCAGATGACTTCAGCACATTCACTCTACGGTTGATCCATGAGATCCCGTTCTGTCAGCATCTCAAGCCCAAGGACAACCAGCGAAACAGCAAGATTGCCTTCGATGTTGGTCCTGCTCCTCCGAGTCAAGCTCCCAGTGTGGTCTCAAAAGGAATCACCAGTCAGATCACTGGTAGCCGTGGCGATCTGATCATTGCCGATGACGTTGAGTCTCTGAACAACTCTGCTACCGCCGTGATGCGGGACAAGCTGCTGGCCAGTACGGCTGAGTTCGAGGCAGTCTTGAAACCGGGTGGGGAGATCATTTACCTAGGTACGCCCCAGACGGAACAGTCGATTTACCACGGTCTGGCAGAGAAGGGGTATGTGACCCGCGTATGGCCAGCACGGTTCCCCGAAGAGCGGCTGAAGGTCGCATTCGGTGAGAAGCTGGCTCCGCTGCTCCGCACAGGCAAGTCTGGAGACCCCACAGATCCCAAGCGATTCGACGCCATGGATCTGATGGAGCGTGAGGCTTCCTATGGCAGAACAGGATTTGCTCTCCAGTTCATGCTGGACTCGACCCTCAGTGATGCTGATCGGTATCCACTGAAGATCAACGACCTGATGGTGTTTGGGCTCAACCCTGAAAATGCCCCTGAGAAGCCCATCTGGGCGATGAATCCAAACAACATCGTCAAGGATCTGCCTTGCGTCGGCTTCAACGGTGATCGCTTCTACGCTCCCATGGAGATCCAAGGACGCTGGATTCCCTATGAGGGTGGCATCATGGCAATCGATCCTGCGGGCCGTGGTGGAGACGAGACGGCTTACTGCGTGGTCAAGATGCTGAATGGCTACCTGTATGTGACTGCCGCAGGAGGGCTTGCTGGTGGCTACGGCGAGGAGGTCATGAAGAAGCTGACCAAGATCGCCAAGGACAACAAGGTCAACCTGATCCTGATCGAGTCCAACTTCGGTGACGGTATGTTCACTGAGCTGCTCAAGCCGTACCTGCTGCGTGAGTACCCATGCACCACTGAAGAAGTCAGGCACAACATCCAGAAGGAACGCCGGATCATCGACACTCTGGAGCCTGTGCTGTGCCAGCATCGTCTTGTCTTGGACATCGGAGTCATCAAAAACGATTACGAGTCCACCAAAGCATATGCCAGCGAGAAGGCTCTCCAATTTTCGCTTATCTGGCAGCTCAGTCGAATCAGCAGAGCTAGGGGATCCCTGTACCACGATGACCGCATCGACTGCCTCAGCATGGCCGTTGGCTTCTGGGCAGACAAGATGGCTCAGGATGCAGACAGGAAGATGGCCAACTTCAGGGAACAGATGCTCCAAAAAGAACTAGAGAGGTTTATGGAACACGCTGTAGGCCACCGTCCCAAGGAGGACACATGGATGTAGACGAACTGCAAATCCTGATGGCTTCTGTTGTTCTGCTCTACGAAGACCATCTCAAGTCCAATGGTCACATCAACTCTGCCAAAGACCTAGCCAGAGGCATGAGAATGATGCGTGAATCCGTCTCCCCCGAAATCATGGAAATGTGCAAGGAGTTCAAATGCCAAGCCCCTGTGAAGGCAAGAGCCTGAACAAGCCCTTCAGGACTCCCGGCGGACCCAAGAAGTCTGCTGTCTGCGTCAAGGACGGGGAGAAGACCAAGATCGTCCGCTTCGGGGATCCCAACATGAAGATCAAGAAGCACATCCCCGGACGGCGCAAGAACTTCCGTGCTCGTCACAACTGCGACAACCCCGGACCAAAGACCAAAGCTCGCTACTGGTCCTGCAAAGCTTGGTGAACCATGGCTAAAGACGCTTGCTACAAGAAGGTCATGCGCTCCTATGGGAAGTGGTCTGCACGAGCAGCTCAAGCCACAGCCAAGTGCCGCAAGGCCAAAGGCAATGTCCGCAAGGGAGAAGCAGGAGCCAACCTAAAGCGTTGGCAGGACGAGAAGTGGGTAGACACCCGTACCGGAAAGCCGTGTGGTGGTGGAGGCAAGAACGAGTACTGCCGTCCTTCTCTCAAGATCAGCAAGAAGACTCCCAAGACCGTTGGTGAGATGTCCAAGTCTGAACTTGCAGCCAAGAAGCGAGAGAAGCTGAAGATCGGTATGCGTGGAGCCCACGGCAAGAAGACAAGCCCAGCCAAACGAGACTAACCATGCCCCGCAAAGAACCCCGAGACTACAAGAAGGAATACCGTGAGTACCACGGAACTCCGGAACAGCGTGAGCATCGAGCCAACAGGAATAAAGCTCGTAGGCTGATGATCAAGAAGGGGCTTGTCCGCAAGGGAGACGGCAAGGAAGTAGACCACAAGGATGGGAATCCCAAGAACAACCACCCATCCAACCTTCAGATCATGTCCCGTACAGCCAATCGGAGGAAGCGTTGATGTACCCAGAGATCCTGAAGTACGGTCACTACAAGATCCCTGTGGTCACTGCAAAGCTGTCTGAAGGTGACTTTGGTGAGTTCTCCTTCTTTCCTTACCCTAGGATTGCAATCAACCTTAGGTTGAGAGAAGAAGTAGAGACCAGTACCATCCTTCATGAGGTCATGGAGATGATCTCAGAGATCAATGGCCTCAACCTTGATGAGTCTCAGATCCGTACTCTGGAGGTTGGTCTCATGTCTGTCTTCCTTCAGAATCCGTGGCTGGTTGATCGTCTTCGGAAGAGCCAGCAGGAGCCCATTACAGACCATCTAGACTGGCCCCCTAGTCAGACCCTACCGGACAGTCCGGAAGCCCTGTAGACAATCCTAGAGCCATTAGGAGCAAAGCTATGCCATTCAAGTCCAAAGCACAACAACGGTTCATGTTTTCACAGATGCCTAAGAAGGCCAAGCAGTGGGCCAAGAAGACTCCAAGCATGGCCAAGCTTCCAGAGAAGGTGAAGATCAAGAAGAAGCAGAACAAGAGTTCCTATTGATGGAACTTTAAGTTCTACTTCTGGTGGGGTCGAATGTTTGGGGAAAAAATCTGAGAGGGTTTGATATAGAACAAGCCGCGACAAACCCCCCATGGCCCCCATGCGAGAATTTGCGGTGGCGTGGGGACAACGCGGGAGAGTTCCGTACCGGTCGAAATGGCAAGCGGATACCCTTTGGCTATCGGGCGTGGAGTTATCGGGCGAAGTGCGGGCGAGTCAATCGCTCTCCCTCCCCGTTTGTTATCGGACGATGCCCCTAGGCTTTCAAATCCCAAATTTGGGATTAGTCCAAATTGTCCGGAATTCCGCCCAAGTTACTTGACAAGCCTACCATTGGTGCTACAATGCACCCAACGCCCGACGGATTCCGCTGGAATCGGGGTGCAAGTCAGTAACTCGAAAGGAATGAGAACAATGGCAAACGCAACCAAGTCCGCAACCAAGTCCGCAACCAAGTCCGCCCAAGTCGCTGCAGTCGCTGCAGTCTCTGCAATTGAAGGCGACGCATTCGCGAACCTCACAACGTCACAAGTTAAGTCGGCTCGCAAGGGTATCGATACCCTTCGCGCTTCCTTCGCAAGCCTTGCACGTTGTGAAGCGGACGTTGCCCGATGCATCGGGGAACTTCGCAAGGGCGGTTACCATACTGCGGCCAAATTCACCGACTTCAACGCGTGGGTTGAAGCGGCTACGAATGGTGAAGTGTCCCGAAGCAAGTCGGCACGTTACGACCTTGCTTCACAAGTCGTCGACGCTTGCACGAATTCACCGCTTGCCGATGCCGTCGCGGGCCTTTCCATCGATACCCTGCAGCGTATCGCTGGTAAGACAAAGAAGGATACCGCCGACATTCGCAGCACTACAGAGCGCAACATTAAGCGCGGCGTGCTGGCCCGTGAAGCGGTGTCGGCATTCGTGAATGCGAAGAAGTCGGGCAAGGTGCTGAAAGATTGTGAAGTCGCTGCAGGCATCGCGAAGCCTACTAACGTGCCCGCCGTTGCTCTCGACTTCGAAGGTATGGCCGATGCCGTGTATATGCTTGCCATTCGTCATGCGAAGGGCAACTATGCGGAAGCCGTGCGCATTCTAGACGCCGCAGCGAATAAGGCGCAACGTGCGGAAGACGCGCAAGCCGAAGCCGATGCACAAGACGATGCGCTCGACATCGACTAATCCCAATATTGGGATTCGGCG